TATCAGCCTGAATTACGAGAAGGTCTAGGTGTGGTTTTGGAGATGAGGAATAATAGTGGCTCCCAGATAAATAAGGGGGCTACTGCGCTAGGAAGTGTTCTTAGATTCCTTAGAGTTGATAGTACCGGAACGGTGACATCTACAGCATCGGGGAGTTCCTCTCACATCTATGAAAATGTTGGTCTTGATTGTCCCAACAATGAAATTACAAACTTTGTGAGAATTTCGTAATGTTGAAAATAAAAAATCCTATTGAAAATACAGCGGGCAACATAGAGTGCAAAATACTTGTCAATGGGCAGTGGAAGGATTTCGTTTGCTCACCTGATGCTGAATTTGAAATTCACGAGTCCAGTGAATGGACTGATGTTAAGCCGCTACCACAAGCCGAAAAAGATGAATATCAAGCTCAACAAGATCGTGAAAATTTAATAATCCAGATCACTTCTCTAGAATATAAACAAACCCCACGTAAGTTACGTGAAGCTGCTTTAGGTGATGTTGAGGCCATTAAGTTCCTACAAGACTTAGAGAATGAAATAGCGGAGCTACGTAAACAATTATGATAGATAAGAGTAAGATGTTGGACAATAGGGGAAGACCTCTTACTCAGTCATTATTCCTTGAGAAGGGTTATACAGACTTCTCTGTATTCACCCTTAAGGAAGATGATTATGAGTATAAGGGTAAAGTTTATCCTTCCCTGAAGAAGCTCTACATTCAACATGAAGATCCAACTGAATATGATTTTGCAACTAAGTATCTACTAGGTTGGCAACATTGGAAGAAGATCACAGAGAATAGAGCTTTACTAGTAGAGATTGAACAATGGCGTGAAGAGCTTGAACTTAAGATTAGGTCACAAGCTGTTAAGGATATGATTGATCAATCTGTAGAGGGTGGTAGCTTCCAAGCTTCTAAATGGTTAGCTGACAGGGGCTGGGATAAGAAAGCTGCTGGTAGGCCTAACAAACAAGAAGCTAAGAAAGAACAGCGCATTAAAGAACAGATTAATGCAGAATTTGAAGAAGATAGTGCGAGGTTATTACAATGACACAAGCAAGAGATACAGGTGAATTAGTTAATGATGTAGGAACGGCGGGCTATACAGACGTAACCACATCATCTACAGATACAACCGCCGGACGTGTTACGAAGGTGGGGGATTTTGGGTTAGGTGCACAACTGACCACCATGGTTACTTCCGACCTAGACGCTATTGCACAAACTCAGTTTAACCGCTTCACGTCAAGCGCGACTGGTAAGCCTAGTTTTGATTTTGGAACGGTAGTTACATACGTGCACACGTCTTCTGTAGCGACACAGGTGGCCTTCGATACCGCGTCCAGTTTAATTGAAACGCGGTACAAGACTGGTGCAAGTACATGGTCCGCATGGCAGCCTGTCTATACAGGGGCGAATTATCAGCCTGAAGATTTTACAGGGTTAGGGGTTAGAACAACTCTGTTTAATAATTCAGGTGCGGCGCTAGCGAATAACGATACGGTGTCAGGTGCAAATTTAAGAGTGGGTAAGTTTATTGGAGGGGCGTTTACTCTTATCGCTGTGGCATACTTAGGCACTTGGCAAAACGTATCCGGTGCAACAATTAATAATGGTGAAGGTGGCCAGTTCGTAAGGATTGCATAAGATGAAAATATTAAGAAATTTAAAAGAGCATGTTAGCGGCTTAATTGAGTGTGAAATTCTACTAGGTGAGGAGTGGCATGGTCACGCCATTAAACTAGATGAAGAATATAAGATCCACGAATCATCGGAATGGTCTGATATTAAACCATCAACACAAGCTGAAAAAGACGCATACGCAGCACAAGAAGTACGTGAACAAACTAACCTAGAGGCAAGATCTTACTTATCCTCCACGGACTGGTACGTAACACGTAATGTTGAGACAGGGGAGCCTGTCCCACAGGATGTCCTAGTTAAGCGAGCAGAGGCTAGATTAAAGGTTATAAATGTCTGATCAAGATGATTGGTTAGAGGAAGCCAATCACAAGCTCAAGATTATGCCTGCAAAGGCTAGAGAGATTAGAGAGGCGGCTAAGGAGGACTTGTTCCTCTTTGCCCGTCTAGTAAACCCCGGTTATATGTACGGAAAGGTGCATGAGGAGATATTCCGGTGGATGCAGGACTATTCTCTTTATGGGCAAGGTGAATCACTAACCTCTAACAAACTTATAATGCTTCCACGTGCTCATTTAAAGAGTCACATGGTGGCAACATGGTGCGCTTGGATTGTAACAAGACACCCAGAAGTAACAATGCTTTATGTCTCTGCAACAGCAGAACTAGCTATTACCCAGCTTTATGCTATCAAGAATATCTTAGGCAGCACTGTCTATCGTAGATACTTCCCTGAGTATATTCACCCTCAAGAAGGTAAACGTGAGAAATGGTCCTCCACTAAGATTAGTGTAGACCATGTTAAACGTTCTGAAGAAGGTACTCGTGACCCTACTATAGCTACAGCAGGCTTAACAACTAACACCACAGGTTGGCACGCAGATATTATATTGGCGGATGACTTGGTAGTTCCTGAGAATGCTTATACAGAAGATGGACGTGAGTCAGTTAGCAAGAAGGCCTCACAGTTCACTTCGATCAGGAATGCTGGTGGTTTTACAATGGCTTGTGGTACACGCTATCATCCGACTGATATATACGACACATGGAGAAACCAGATCTATGATGTGTATAACTCAGATGGGGTTAAAGTAGACCAAGCTAATGTATGGGACATTAAGGAATTTAAAGTTGAGACAGATAATATATTCATCTGGCCTCGTGTTGTAAGGGATGATGGTAAAGCTTATGGCTTCGATCTACAAGTATTGGCTCGTATTAGGGCTGAGTATTCTGACAGGGTGCAGTTCTTTGCGCAATACTACAACGACCCTAACGATCCATCCTCTGACCGCATCAGTAGGGACAAGTTCCAGTATTATGATGTACGAAAGCTCAGGAAAGAGGGAAGTAAGTGGTTTTATGCTGGACGTAAGCTTAACATATACGCCGCAGTAGACTTTGCATTTAGTTTAAGTAAAGCTGCTGACTATACAGCTATAGTTGTTATTGGTGTTGATTGTGATAATAACGTTTACGTATTAGATATTGATAGATTCAAATCTGATAAAACCTTGGAATACTTTAAGCATATCAAAACATTACATTCCAAATGGGTCTTCTCTAAGCTCCGTGCTGAGGTGACAGTAGCCCAGAAGGTAATTGTTAATGCAATTAAAGATTATGTCCGTAAGGATGGTTTAAGGCTGTCTGTGGATGAATTCAGACCCTCTAGAGCTGAAGGTACTAAGGAAGAACGTATTGCGGCTGCATTAGAGCACAGATATGATAACTTAGAAGTGTGGCACCAAGAAGGTGGTTGGACTAATGTTCTTGAGGAAGAGTTGATAAAAGCTCGCCCTGCACACGATGACTGTAAGGATGCTCTAGCATCAGCAGTTGAGATTGCCGTTCCCCCTGCTAAGAGTATGGGAACTGCTATGAAGGACTTTTTTATGAATGATAAACCTAAGAGTAGGTTTGGAGGAAGATTTTAATGTCGGACAAGGTAGCCGAGTTAACAAGCCTGCTTCAACAGGATGATCAAAGCCAATGGGTTACATACCTGTGGGATAAGTTTAATAGGCAACGTCAGGGTAAGGTACAGGAGTGGTTAGAACTACGTGACTACGTATTCGCTACAGATACCACTACTACAACTAACCAAACATTACCGTGGAAGAATACAACCACTACACCTAAGCTATGTCAGATTAGGGATAACTTACATTCTAACTATATCAGTTCATTATTCCCTAATGATAACTGGTTGCGTTGGATGGGTTATTCCCAAGAAGATAGTGTACGTGCTAAGAGGGACGCAATACAGACTTACATGAGCAATAAGGCTCGTGAAGGACGTGTACGTACTGAGTTCTCTAAATTAGTGTATGACTATATTGATTATGGTAATGCGTTCTGTACAGTTGATTTTGAAGCTAATTACAAAGAGACTGAAGATGGAGAACTAATCCCTGATTATGTTGGTCCAGTCCCTGTACGTATCAGTCCTTTAGATGTGGTATTCAACCCACTAGCAACCAGCTTCCAAGATAGCTTTAAGATTATACGTTCTGTTAAAACCATAGGTGAACTTAAGAAACTAGCTCAAACTAATCCAGACCAAGCCTTCTGGGGCCCTGTAGTAGAGCGTAGGGAGAACTTCCGTAACAACGTAGGTGGTTACACAGTAGAAGACTTTGACAAGGCTACAGGCTATTCTGTGGACGGATTTGGTAATATGCATGAGTACTACCAATCTGACTTTGTTGAGATATTAGAATTCTACGGAGACTATCATAACCAAGCCACAGGTGAGCTACACACCAACCGCATTCTAACTATTGCTGATCGTTCCCTTATTGTACGCGATGAACAGATCCCTAGTTGGACTGGTGGTGCTCCTATCTATCATGTAGGTTGGCGTTCTCGTCCAGATAATCTATGGTCTATGGGCCCTCTGGATAATCTAGTTGGTATGCAATATCGTATTGATCATCTAGAGAATCTTAAAGCTGATGCTATGGATCTTCTTGTTCACCCCCCACTAGTAGTTGCAGGTGAGGTTGAGGAGTTCTCATACGGTCCTGGAGAGACAATCCAGATTGATGAAGCTGGTAGTGTATCCGAGGTAACTAAGAGCTTACAGGGCGTTATAGCAGCCACACAAGACATCCAGATTATTGAAGATAAGATGGAACTTATGGCAGGCGCACCAAGGGAAGCTATGGGTATCCGTACTCCCGGTGAGAAGACAGCCTTTGAAGTGGGTCAGTTACAGAATGCAGCAGGTCGTATTTTCCAAGAGAAGATCACCCACTTCGAGATTGAACTACTAGAGCCTACTATGAACTCTATGCTAGAGGTGGCTAAGCGTAACATGGAAGGTACTGATGTAATCCGTGTTATGGATAACTCACTAGGCGTAGAACAGTTTGTAACGGTCACTAAGGAAGATATTACAGCTAATGGTAAGTTACGTCCAGTAGGTGCTAGACACTTCGGACAGCAAGCTCAAGACCTCCAGAACGTCATTGGTATCTTCAATTCACCAATAGGTCAAATGATTGCACCGCATACCAGTGCATTAGCATTAACTAAGTTTGTAGATGATGTTACTAACCTTAAGGGTTATGAGATCTTCAAGCCTAACATTGCTGTAGAAGAACAACAACAGACGCAATCAGCAGTTAATGCCGCACAAGAGGATTTAGCTGTAGAACAATCTGTAGATATTGGAGGTATTCCAACATAATGAAAAAGTCTTGGATTAATGATTTAGATCCACAGGCTGAGAAGGATATGAGGGGAGTGTTTATCACCTCCCTCCTCCTTCGACAACGCCTAAGCGAGCTACTAAGTAAGAAAATTGATGCGTCTAATGCAGCTAATCGTTCGAAGAACGCCTATGAAAACCCTAATTGGGCCCTAGTTCAGGCGGATCAGAGGGGTTATGAACGTGCGATGCACGAGATTATAGAATTAATTAAATAATTTAGGGGACTAAAGTCCTTAAAAAGTATATATTACTTACGTAAAGAGTTAATAAGAAATAACGTAGTTATAGTAAAGACGAAGTCGAAGTGATTAACGACTGGAGTAAGTATAACTACTATAGTATATAAGAATATAGGAAGAATACATGACAGACCAGTCAGTGTTTGGTAATCCAGATGATAATTCGGGCCAACCAGCCCAACAACAGCCAGCTCAATCTAGCCCATTTGCAGACCAGCTATCAGGGATTAAGAATGAAGAAGGCAAACAGAAATACGACACCATCGAGAAAGCACTAGAAGGCTTATCTAATGCACAAAGCTACATTCCGCAATTAAAGGATCAGGTATCCACTCAAGAGGCGGAGATTAATAGGCTTAAAGCAGAGTTAGACCAACGTCAATCAGTCGAAGAAGTCGTATCTCGGTTAGCTGCTCCTCAGCAGCCTTCACAGGAACCTCAGTTAACCTCTCAGGTACCTTCAGGCCTTACAGAAGAACAGGTAACACAGATCGTACAAAATACTTTTGTACAAAACCAACAACAGCAAGTAGAAGTCACTAATAAAACTAAAGTGAATTCTGAATTGATTGCTAAGTTTGGTGAAAAAGCTGGTGAGGTAGTAAATGAGAAGGCTAAGTCCCTCAATACAACTCCTCAACAACTAGAGCAAATGGCGGCTACGAATCCTGATATGGTTCTAGCCTTATTTAATACAGGCACCAACACAAGCGTTAAACCTTCGACTGGTAGCATTAATATCCAACCTTCTAACCAAGGTGAACCTGAGCCCTTACAACCCCCTGAGAAGTCTCTGCTAGCTGGAGCCACAGGAAAGGATCAAAAGGATTATATGCTTAAGATTAAAGAAGAAATTCATCGTAAGTTTGGTGTAGTCCAATAGGTAAAACATGCAATTAACTAGTAATACTCGTGCGTTTATTGAAGCCGAGCAGTACTCAAGCTTCATTCTATTAAACCTACATGATGGTTTACTACCGGGAACCTTCTACCGTGATGTTAAAGACTTCGGTTCTGGTGATACCCTACATATTAAAACTGTTGGTACAGTAACTCTGCAAGAAGCTGCGGAAGATACTCCACTAACTTATAACCCAATTGAAACTGGTGAGATTACTTTCCAAATCACTGAATATAAAGGTGATGCTTGGTATGTAACTGATGATCTACGTGAAGATGGTACAGACATTGACCGTCTAATGGCAGAACGTTCAGCAGAATCTACTCGTGCTATTCAAGAGACTTTCGAGTCAGACTTCTTGAAGACTGGTGCAGTATATTACGCAACTGGTGGTGCAGGTGCAGGTTCTCCTAACCTAATCAACAGTCAGCCTCACTTGATTCCATCAACGGCAACTAGCAACGTATTTGAACTAGCTCAGCTTGTTCAAGCACGTCTATCTTTCACCAAAGCTAACGTACCTGATGCAGGTCGTGTGTTCATCTGTGACCCAGTAGTTGAAGCTACCCTTAATAGCTTAGTAACTATCACTCACGATGTAACTGATTTTGGTAAGCGTATTCTTGAAGAAGGTATGGCACGTGGTCAACGATTCATTATGAATCTATATGGCTTCGATATCATCACTTCTAACCGCTTGCACGTAGCTGATTACTCAGATGGCACAACTTCTATCACTGGTGGTGTTGGTAACCTAGCGATGTGTATCCTAGACGACCAATGTAAGCCTATCATGGGTGCATGGCGTCGTATGCCGAAAGCTGAAGGTGAGCGTAACAAAGATCGTGCTCGTGATGAGTTCGTAGTTCGTGCTCGTTATGGTCTTGGTATTCAGCGTTTAGATACCATGGCTTGTCTACCAACTAACGCAACTGTAATTGCTTAATAGGAGATTTTAATGAGCTATGAAGATTCAGCGGGCCTTAATGTAAACAACCATTACGGCTCTCGTGACTCAGGTGGTACACAAGGTGTTTACAAGACAGAAGGTTATGAAGGTGAGTTCACCTATAACCTAGATGGTGATAACCTAAATGTACTTTTCCCACGTAATGTGGAAGTTATTGGTGTTGATGAGACATTCGTAACTGGTAACGTTACTGCTCTGACAGTAGGTGGTGTCGATGTTATCGGTGCTACTGAAGCAGCTCCTGTAGGTATTGTCCCAGCTAACACTGGTGTACTAACTCAGACAGGTGGTACAGCAGGATACATCGTAGTTAAGTTTAAAGTTGCACCAGCAGGTGTTACTGTAGCGTAACCTTAAGGGTCAGTCAGTTTTTCTGGCTGACCTTTTTTATTATCTGGAGATAGTAAATGACAATAGAGCATCAAGACATTGCAGATGCTAACAGGCATGAACCTAGAGGTGCAGATGCTGCGACATCAGGTCATGTACTGACTTCTAATGGTGACACCACTACCTCTTT